TACACTTCAGGCGTTTGAACGGGTAGTCGAAGGCGGCAAAGAGGATCGATTTGTTGACCCAACCCGGCAAACCGGCCACGTGCATCTGGACGCTGGCACCGTTGTAGCCGTCATATCCGACGACACCGACGATCTGTCCGTCGCGCACGTTGCCGATGCAGCGAATGCCCTGGGTCGGCAGGTGTCCGATACGCGAGCAGAGCCACGAGGCAAGAATGTCCTGGTGTGCGGTGACGATCACAGGATGCCTCCCTGCTCCACGAGTGCTGTCCAGCCGATGAAGGTGGTGTCGGCCTCGCCGCGCACGGCCAGCGCCAGCGCAGCCCAGCGACCGGTGCCGGTGCAGCCGATCCACGCCTCGTAGGAATTATTCTCACCAGACCACACGGCCGTGTCCCATCGACCGTTGTCCCATAGCGAGTTGCCCGCGTTGATGTACGGCGGCGCGCCGGGCGGCATGCTGAAGTTCCAGTCGTTGTTCAGCCTCGCCTGTACGGCCGGAGCCGAGCGCGAGGTGAACGACGGCCGCACCATCAGGAAGCGCTTCAGCCGCACTCCTTCGCCCATCGGCTGGAACGTGGTGAGCAGGATGCCTTGCAGGTCCTTACCAGTCACGTCGTCAACCGTGCCGTCGGCGTTGCCCTCGAAGCCGAGCCACACGTTGCCCTCGGTGTCGCCAAAGTAGGTTCGACCGTCGAGGTTCTCGACCGACAGCATGGGCATGTCGTAGAGCGTGCAGAAGGCCCTGTTGTTGACCTCGTACGCCCACTGGTATTCGCCAAAGGACGTGCGCGGCACGTTGATGATGATGAGCTGCTCGTGCGGCAGGAAGCGGATTTCCCAGTAGCGCTTGCTCAAGCTGCCCGCGACGTTGCGCGCAAGCTCAGCGTTCACGTTCTGCGCGACGACGGCGTTGGCGAAGAAGCCTTGGCCGCGCATCAGTTCAGAAAGAAAGCACAGGCCGCGCTCGGACAGGATAGCCAAGTCCTGCGCATAGCCCGTGCAAAACCTGCGGCCCACGGGCACGCGGCCGAGATACCAGCGGCCGACCATGTTGAAGGTTGATGCCTCATCCGGGTCGGTGCCCTGGTAGATCAGCACGTCGCCCTCGCTGCTGATTGCAACGAGGTTGTCGTCCATCCCTTGCCCGCCGTCCATCGTCCAGTTCGACATCAACTGCAACGAGCCACCGTGCGCGAACATCGAGCCGAAGTCAAACAGCGTTGCTTTGCCGGCGACCTGACCCACGGGCAGATACCACGCACGCGTCGAGTCCTCCTCGACAAACCACAGGCGCGACTTGAAGATCATCACGAAGGCGAACTTCGCCGGATCAATGCCCTCGATCTGCAGCGTGCTCGTACCCTCAATCACCTGCGTCCACGTTGTGCCGTCGTACACGAGCATGCCCGCGCCCGCGCTTACGGCCACGAGGTAGTGCACTCCGGCGCTGGTCGTGAAGTTGATCCACGAGTATTCGCCGTCCACCGTGCCTGGTAGCCCGGTGACAACGATGGGAGGAGTGCTGCTCGAGGGCAGCACGGTCGTGATGTCATAGATGTTCGTGTCATCAGACGCGGCAAACATCTGTGTCTCGCCAACGGCAGGCACGAACTCCAACAGCGAATTGACATCGCCGCCCATGTTCGAGCACCAGCGCTTGTAGCCCTTGCGGAGCTGCAGTCCGAAGACACGCGGGATCAGGTTTTCCAGGCGCACGGCCGTGAGCGGGTCGCCGCCAGCCAGAGGCTGCGACACGTCCAACCCTTTCAGCGGCGCCTGGAACGCGAAGACCGAGTGGTTCTGCGTGGCGCTTGACCGACGCGGCGTGCTGCGCGAGCGTGCGGAGATGGCAGGCACGAGACTCATGGCATCGCCTCAAAGTAGGGCTGCTGCTGCGTGCGCGACTGCGCCATCGCCTGCGCCTGGTTGTTGCAGTCGTCTTCGCTGCCGCTGGCGCACACGAACTGTCCATTGTCGTCGGTGCAGATATACGTCCAACGCACGAAGTAGCTCTGCCCGTAGGGCGTGCCGAAGTTCGGGTTCGGAACGTCCTCGAGCGTCTTCGTGATGACCCAGCCGGGCGGCAGTTGCACGGCCATCAGTTTTGCCTCATCCCGTACAGGCTGGCCTCGGGCAGGTTGCCAATGCCGATGTACGGGTAGTCATGGCGGCCACCTGCCATGTTCAGGATGTTCGCGCCCTTGCTCGCGCCGACGCGCGAGTCGAAGGCCGTCATGAAGTCGCGCACGGCTGCGCTGCTGTCGAAGCCCTTCGCCTCCAGCCACTTCATGCGCGTCATCAGCGTCATGAGGATGCCGTCGAGCACGAACTTGTCGCCGTTCTTGGTGGCGACGTTCTTGAAGAGGTCGGCATTGTCGGCGTCAATCACCAGGGCGCGCGACAGGTACATGAAGCGGAACTGCTGGCCGGGCGACGGCGGCGCGTTCAGGAAGTAGATCTTGCCCTCGCGCACCTGCCACGTCAGCGTGAAGTTCGCGCTGATCGGGAAGACCATGTAGGTCATCCAGCCTTGCGGCGCCACCGGGCCGACGGCAGGGAAGCGCATCGCGCCGTTCCACTGCGTCTGATCGATGAAGCGGTAGAAATCCTCAGGCAGATCGAACGCTGTCTCGGTCGCCTGCGAAGACGATGGCGGCGCGGCCGTGAACACGTCGATGCTGCCCATCTTCGTGAGTGTCGGCCACTCGTACAGGTTCAGCATCTCCAGTGATGCCATGTTCGACGCCGTGCGCAAGAGCACCACGTTCGGGTCTTGCGATCCGGCCGGATCATTCGGGATGGGCAGCGACAGCAGGCTGCACGCCGTCTGGATCACAGAGGCGAGCGTCTGCTCGTTCGTCATCTCATAGGTTGCCATCGCTGCCCTTCCTTGTTACTTGCCGGCCTTGACAGGCACGCTGAGCTTGGCCTCGATCGCCTCGAGCCGAGCCTTCAGTGCGCGGTTCTCTTCGGCCAGCGCCTCGCCGCCGGTGATGGCTGCGAGGTACTTCTGCGCCTTCTGCTTCATCTCCTGCGAGCCCATGAAGTTCACGGTGTCGGCAAGGTCAGCCAGCTGCTCGACGGTGCGGATCTTGAAGTAGGCCAGCTCCTCGACCTGGGCTTCGCTCAGGAACGGCAGCACCTTCAGCGGCGTGCCGACCATCTGGTCCTGCTGCCCCTTCATGAACTGCTCATAGTGCTTCGGGAAGCGGAGGTCGTCGCGCATCGAAGCGGCAGGCCGTTGGATGATCGAGTTCTTCTCGCCCGGCATCATGATCTCGACGTAGACCGTGTCCTCGTAGATCGGACGGTTGGCCTCGGCGCTCTTGTCCGGGTTGTACTTCGGCTTGGAGTAGAACCGGACGTGCAGCTTGCCATCAGCAGCGAAGCGCCCTGCGTTCAGGTCGGGTTGCTCCGAAGCCTGCTGGTCGAACGTTGACCAGTCTGTCGGAGTTGCGTTCTGCTTCTGTTCCACTTGCGCGGCGTCGAGTGCCATTTGGATTTTCCTTGTTTGTTGAATCTGTCTGCGTCTTGAGTAAAGCACTACTTCTTCGGTGCAGGAACCGCCTCTCGAATAATCGGGATGAGCGCGATCCAGCTACCGTCCTTGCACTGATCCGGCGCGGCCGGATCGTAGGTGCCCTTCATGGCCGCGCACAGCTCGGGCTTCGTCTGCGCGATGGTGGCGGCGGGGAGAACGACGGGGCCAAGCACGAGTGCGGTGATGGCTTCGGCAACAGCAAGAAGAATGTTCATGTGAAACTCCTGACGGGTTGAGCCTGCACGAGCAGGGTGACATCGGTGAAGACGAAACTTCCGGCTGGGCCAGTGGCGCGCACGTCGTAGACGGCGTCGCCGTCGCCCGCATCGGTGTAGGTGATGCCTGCGATGTTGAAGCCCTGCCCGTCGCCAGCGCCCGTGCAGGTCACGCTGGCACGGTACGGTGTCGGGTTGCCGTTTTTGTAGAGCGTGACCAGCACGTTCGCGTTGTTCGCGCCCGAGACTGATCCCGACACGATGATGAAGTCTGTCGCGCCCGCGAGGCCTGCCGTCGCAATCTGCCGCGTGACCGTACCCGCCGACAGGTTGTTCGTGTAGTAGCCCGCCGCTGCCGCGACCGAGGTCGTGAACGGCGCAATCTGCGTCGGCGTCGCGCTCAGTGTCGCGGTGTCGCTCGTGCACACGATCGCGCCGTAGGCAGGCGACACAGTGTCAAGGAAGTCCTTGATGAGGTTGCGCACGTCGGCGGGCGTGATGTTGCCCGTCGTGTTGTCTTCGAGCGTGGCATCCGCCTGCGCGAGCAGTTCGACAATTGACTTGATGGTCATGCGTCTACTCCGTCGGCGAGGGCCTGCACAATCAGGAGCAGCACTGCCCGCAGCTTCGCGGGCGTGATCTGCTGCGTGTCGTTGTCAGCCAGTTCAGCGTTGATTGCTGCGCGCAGTTCATCGAGTGTCATGAGAATCCATTCGAGAAGCCGTCGCTGAAGGCGTTCTGCGCGACAGGTGACTCGTTGGGCGCGAGCGCCAGAAGGCCGTCCAGACCGATCGGAAGACCCGCGACCCACACGGCAGGCTGGATCAGGCTCTGCGTCGCGCAGACCTGCCCGATCAAGTTGACGGGCAGCCCGTTGACGTAGTGGTCAGCACCGCCGCCGATGGCGACACTCAGCGCGCCGTTGGTCTTGTACCCGAGGCCGTTGACGAAGACATCGGGCGGCTGGATGCTGTACGACAGCAACCCTTGGACAGTCGGCGTGCCGCCGTTGAAGTCCGTGGGTGCTGTCGTCGTGTTGCGAATGCGGCCCGTCGTGGCGAACCGCAACAGGCCCGCGATCAGCATCGCTTACTCGATGGGCTCGGGTTCCGGCTCGACCAGTAGCGTCGGCGCGGCATTCGCTGCCGTGCCAGAGCCGAAGACCGACTGACCCGTCACCAGCGCGACGCCGCTGCGGTTGACCCATCCCGTTTCCACGGCCGCGCCGTTCGCCACTGCGCCGGTTGCGGTCACAGTCTTGATCGGGAAGCCGGTGAAGGCCGGGCCAGCGCCTGCGTCACGCGAGCCGCCGTTGCCCGCCATGCAGACCGCGAAGCCTGCGGTGTACGGGTTGGCAGCCGCAACGCCATCGGAGCCTGGGCCCTCGGATGCCGGGTTGCTGCGCCCGCCGCCGATGTAGACGCCAGTCGAGTTGCCGAAGGCAGTCGTGCCGTCGGGCTTCGTCACGCCGACGGTGTAGTCGTCGGTGAAGCCTGCCGCCTGGATCGAGGCGGGTGCCGTCAGGCCGAAGATCGGCGGCGAGCCGAAACCGATGCCGGTGGACAGCGCGCCGGTCGACAGGTTCGTCGGATCGGGTGTGTATTCCGGATGGCCGTCCACGTCGAAGTCGAGCGTGCGACCGCCGAAGGGGGAACCCTTCGGACCAGAGAGTGCATCGAAGATCACCGCGCGACCGACTGACGGGTTCGCGGCATTCTCGACGGGGGTGGAACCGGGAAGGGATGCAGCCATGTACTTCTCCTGTGAAGGAAGGGGGCCGAAGCCCCCTTCGTTTCTTACAGCGACGAGAGGCGGCCCTGGAACTGCGCACCGCTGCAGGTCAGGTTGCCGGCCCAGGCCAGGATCTGGACTTCCGCGTCCTGGTTGACCGCGTAGCGCTTGCCCGGCGACAGCGGCACCATGTCACGCGCCGAGTGCGGGCGCAGGAAGATGTACTTCGTGTTCAGGAAGAACGCCGTCTTCGCCGGGCAGAAGCCACCGATACCACCGTCGAGCACCACGTCGGCGTCCATGAACTTCAGCGTCGGGAAGCCGAGGTTGCCGACTTCCGGGGACGTGAAGCGCTGCTGCGCCTGAAGCGACGCGACGTACAGGCCCCACATCACGCTGTCCATCGGGATCAGGTCGGGACGCTCGCTGCCGCGCACCAGCTGACCCCACAGGGCGTTCATCGCG